TTCGAACTTCGTTGAAAGCATAAGAGACAATCTTATGTTTTCGACACCGGATTGCATGTCCCGGCCGAGCCACGTCAAGAAAGTCTTGTCGTGGGCCTATTCGATAGGGTCTTACCGCACCGATTCCGGTGTTAGGCAGTGGAAAGCGTTTGCAGCACTTTTGAAGTGGCATTCGTTTTCCTCTGAGACCCCCAAACCGGAGAACCCAACAGATTTCCCCGGTTTCGGCGAAGAGCTAGAGGAGGATTTCTCCTCGTTCTGGCTCACCCTCTGCCCTTGGTTAAGAACCATAGTAGGGGAGGGAGGTGGTTCTCGATCCAAGTTAGACTTGAGCCGAGTTGGCCATTTGTCATCCACCCGCGGGTTTCCCCCCGGAGATGCAAATACACGTAGAAAGGCGTTAGCAACGCACCTTTCGGTGTTGAGTCAGCCACCGCCCCTAGAGAGTGGACGTCCGCAGCTTCTGCGGAGTCTCTCCAGAGTCCTCGGAAACCAGCTGAAAGAATACGTCGGCAGCAGTGCCGCGCATCTTTCTCTGACTTCCTCGTCCTCCTATGACTTCCCAGTCAAAGAGGGCGGGAGGGGAGCTGAGATAGCTGTTAGCTTTCGTCAGTTCCTTGAGCGCGTCCCCACTGTGACAGTGGAAGGCGAAACGCTCCTTGGAAAACCATACAGCAAAATGTGTGGTTTTCCCGTATGGATGACCCTGCAGGGACAATGCAATGGAATTCATACAGGGCCTGCCCCACGACGAGGATGGGGCTCTACAAGCCTGTGTCCAGGCGGGAGAATCCCGTCAGGACACGTTCTTCGACTTTGAAAATTTCAAATACGAAGATCCGCTCTACGCCCTTGACAATGTCACAGGGTACCAGATGCACCAATGGGCAACTGAAGAGCTTCTCGCGCGCCAGATCTTATCCGGCCACGAGAACGACCCCCAGAGCCTGCGCTTCACAGGCGAGGTATTACCTCTTATCCGGCGGTCTGCGATTGGCGAACCCGGCGCAAAAAGTCGGGTAGTCACTGTTGCCGAAGCTTGTCTTACAATCTTCCTGCAACCCTTCTCTCATCATATCATGGGTATCCTTAGGACCCATCCTTCGGCCACGACTGGTCTTACCAGAGCCGCCCAAGGATTTGAATATGCGAAGGCGCTCCACTTCAAGAGAGTTCCTGAAGTGGACGTAAACGATCTAGCTCTGAAGATGTTATCTTCAGATCTAACCACTGCCACAGACTATTGTCTGCACGAGTACTCCCAAGCGATGCTTGAGGGGTTTCTCGAGGGTATTGGTCAGGTAACACCTTACCATACCTTGGCTACACAGTTACTGTGTAGTGGCCGAGTTCTAGTCGAAAACGGAACGAGAACCGAGACATGCCGGGGAATCCTG